GTTCACAGATAAAGTTGTCCCGATATCCGTTAACTATCCGTTTTTCTTCAAACCAATCCAAGATGGTATGGATCGTCCTAAGACCGAACTGGCATATAGAGTCCCAGCTTCAAAACTTACTAGACGTAAAATAGAAAGCAACGAACAACTTAGAGAATTACAAGGTCTTGATACAACTATAGATTGGAAAAATACAGGAGATAACTCCTATGATGGTGAGAAGTTAAAAATACTAGCTCACGATGAAAGTGGTAAATGGGAAAGACCTGATAATATATTAAACAACTGGAGAGTTACAAAAACTACATTGAGATTAGGATCAAGGATCGTAGGAAAATGTATGATGGGCTCAACTTCAAATGCATTAGATAAAGGTGGAGATAACTTCAAAAAATTATACTACAATTCAAACGTTACAGAAAGAAATAAAAACGGACAAACGTCTAGCGGACTCTATTCTCTTTTCATCCCTATGGAGTGGAACTACGAAGGATTCATGGATACTTTTGGATTACCTGTATTCACTACGCCGACAGATCCAATCAAAACAAAACAAGGTGGAACAGTTACTCGAGGAGTAATAGACCACTGGAATAACGAAGTAGAAGGTTTAAAGCAAGATCAAGATGGATTAAATGAATATTACAGGCAATTTCCAAGAACAGAAGAACATGCTTTTAGAGACGAAACAAAGAATAGTTTATTTAATTTAACTAAGATATATCAACAAATAGATTTTAACGAAGAAATTAATAATAGAACTGCTATAACTCAAGGGAGTTTTATGTGGGAAAACGGTATTAAAGATACAAACGTTATATTTTTACCTAATAATAATGGTAGGTTTAAAATATCTTGGGTTCCACCTAAAAATTTACAAAATAGAGTGATTATAAATAATGGAACTAGATACCCTGGAAACGATCATATCGGAGCATTTGGTTGTGATTCTTATGATATTAGTGGTACTGTCGATGGCCGCGGGTCTAAAGGAGCACTTCATGGATTAACTAAGTTCTCAATGGAAGATGCGCCGCCTAATCATTTTTTTCTAGAATATGTAGCAAGACCACAGACAGCTGAAATATTTTTTGAAGAGATATTAATGGCTTTAGTTTTTTATGGTATGCCTATATTAGCTGAAAACAATAAACCTAGACTATTGTATTATTTAAAAAGAAGAGGTTATAGAGGTTTCAGCATGAATAGACCAGACAGGTTATATAATAAGCTATCTACAACAGAAAGAGAAATTGGTGGAATACCAAACTCAAGTGAAGATATTAAACAAGCACATGCGGCAGCAATAGAGTATTATATTGAAAATCATGTAGGAGAAATAGAAAGTGGATATGGTGATATGTATTTTAATAACACACTTAATGACTGGGCTGGCTTTAATATTAACAATAGAACTAAACATGATGCTTCTATAAGTTCTGGGCTAGCTATAATGGCTTGTAATAAAAACAAATATAGACCAATACCTGAAAGAGCTAGTAAAGCTCCTTTAGATTTAGGAATAAGAAGATACAATAATGAAGGATCTATTTCACAAATAATTAAATAAATGAAGATTTACACAAACAATAGTAGTAGTTTTCCAGATCAGGTAGTACCTGATGAGGTTAAGAAAAGTTGGGAGTACGGGCAAAAAGTAGGTCGTGCTATTGAAGGTGATTGGTTTAGTGGAACTAGATCTGGAGTAGATAATAGATGGAATACTAATTTTAATAACTTTAGAATGCGCAGGTTGTATGCCCGTGCAGAACAACCAGTTCAAAAATATAAAGATGAGTTAGCTATTAATGGTGACTTGTCGTACTTAAACCTAGACTGGAAGCCAGTCCCTATTATACCTAAGTTTGTAGACATAGTGGTTAATGGAATGGATGATAAGCTTTATGATATAAAAGCTTTTTCTCAAGATCCTGAATCAAGAAAAATGAGATCTAAGTATGCAGAAGATATACTTAGAGATATGCAAGCAAAAGAATTTTTAACGAGCTTACAGCAAGCTGTTGGTTTAAATCTTTTTAATACTTCTAATCCTGAAGAACTTCCTGAAAATAAAGAGGAGTTAGATTTACATATGCAATTATCTTACAAGCAGGCTAGTGAAATAGCGTGTGAAGAAGCTATAAATAATACGTTAGATTATAATAAATATAACTTAACAAAAAGAAGAGTTATAGAAGACTTAGTTACCCTTGGTATAGGTGCTGTGAAAACAAGTTTCAACAAAGCTGAAGGTGTTACTGTAAAATATGTAGATCCAGCTAGAATGGTATACTCATATACGGAAGATCCTAACTTTGAAGATATATGGTACGTAGGTGAAGTAAAAAGTATTACACTTGAAGAGTGCAAAAAAGAGTTTCCTCATTTAACAGATGCTGAATTAGAAGAACTTCAAAGATACCAAGGTAATAGTAATTTCTTATACAACTGGAATGGTAGACAAGATGGAAACGCAATATATTTACTATACTTTGAATACAAAACTTATAGTGATCAAGTTTTTAAAATTAAGAAAACACCAACAGGTTTAGAAAAGTCGTTAGAAAAACCAGACACTTTTAATCCGGAGCCAAATGAAAATTTTGATAAAGTTTCTAGATCAATAGAAGTTTTATATAGTGGTGTAAAAGTTTTAGGTTATGATATGATGCTACAGTGGAAGATGGCTGAAAACATGACTAGACCAAAGTCAAATCTGGTTAAAGTTAATATGAATTACAATATCTGCGCTCCTAAATTATACATGGGTAGAATAGAAAGTTTAGTAAGTAGAATGATGGGCTTTGCAGATATGATTCAACTTACTCATTTGAAGATACAACAAGTTATATCTAAAGTTATACCAGATGGCGTGTATTTAGATGTTGATGGCTTAGCAGAAGTGGACTTAGGTAATGGTACTAGTTATAATGCTAAGGAAGCTTTAAATATGTACTTTCAAACTGGTAGTATATTAGGTAGGTCGATGACTCAAGAAGGAGATCCAAATCCGGGTAGAATACCTATACAAGAATTACAAGCTAGCTCAGGTGGTAATAAAATACAATCACTTATATCTACTTATCAATATTACTTACAAATGATAAGAGATGTTACCGGACTTAACGAGGCTAGAGACGGTAGTATGCCTAATTCAGACTCATTAGTAGGTTTACAGAAACTAGCAGCAGCTAATAGTAATACTGCTACTAAACACATATTAAATTCGTATTTATATTTAACTATAAGAACTTGTGAGAATATAGTACTAAGAACGTCAGACGCTTTACAATTTGAATTAACAAATGAAGCTCTTAAAAACAGTATATCAACTTGGAATGTAGGTCAATTAAATGACTTAGAAGATATGCATCTATATGATTATGGTATATATTTTGATTTAGTTCCTGATGAAAAAGAAAAAGATCAACTAGAGCAAAATATACAAGCAGCTATAGCAAGTGGAAGTATAAATTTAGAAGACGCTATAGATATTAGGCAAATCAACAACTTGAAATTAGCTAATCAAATGATTAAGCTGAAACGTAAGCAAGCTGCTAAAGCAGCGCAAGAAGCTAACGAAGCAAACATAGCTGCCCAAGGTGCTGCTAATGCACAGGCTAGTGAAGCTGCTGCAATGGCAGAAGTTCAGAAAAAGCAAGCAACTATGGATGTTGATTTAAAAGTTGCAAAAGGAAAATCTCAATTTGAAATAGAAAGAATGAGAGTTGAAGCTCAAATAAAAAGAGAATTAATGGAGCTTGAGTTTAATTATAACATGCAATTGGGTCAGCAAAAAATAAACAGAGAGTCTGAAAGAGAACAAGAAATAGAAAACAGAAAAGATAAACGAACTAAAATCGTTGGAACACAACAAAGCGCAATGATAGATCAAAAGAAAAATGATCTTACACCTATCGACTTTGAAAACGAATCAGGTGAAACAGCGCTTAACATTTAATTATTATATTTTATATTATGGAAAACAAAGATGTACCTCAAGAGGGTGAGTTTAAAATGAAGAAAAAACCAAAAAAACTAACTCAAACTAAAAACAAGGTTAATAAAGTTAACTTAAGAAAAGAAAAAGAAGAAATTAAAAAAGTAGAAGATGCCGTTCAAAAACAACCAGAAGAACAACCCGTTCCTAAACAAACAGAAGAACCAAAAGTTGAACTTGAAGAAGTTAAGTCAGAAGCACCAACAAAAGAACCTAGCGAAACTACACAGAAAGAGATAGTTGAAATACACGAGAATAAAAAATACGACAATGTAGATCCAGAACCTAAAAGCTTTGAAAAGCCTATAGAGAAACCTGAAATAAAATTACCAGACAATGTTCAAAAACTTGTTGCTTTTATGAAGGAAACTGGAGGATCAGTAGAAGATTATGTTGTATTAAACAAAGATTACTCTCAATATGATGATAGTTTATTAGTGAGAGAATATTATAAAAAGACTAGACCGAACTTAACAGATGATGAAGTTAGTTTTCTAATGGAAGATAACTTTAGATTTGATGAGGAAGTGGACGAAGAAAGATTTGTAAGAAAGCAGAAGCTTAAATACAAAGAAGAAGTTGCTAAAGCCCGAACTTTTCTGGACACAATGAAAAGTAAATATTATGATGAAATCAAGTTGAGGCCATCTATTACTAAAGAACAACAGAAAGCTATGGACTTTTTCAATAGATACAACGATGAGCAATCATCTATGCAGGAAAAGAGAAATATGTTTATAAACAATACTAAAGACTATTTTCAAGAAAAATTTGAAGGTTTCGATTTTGAAGTTGGAGATAAAAAATTTAGATATAAAGTTTCTAATACAAGAGATATAGCAGATAATCAAATAGATATAAATAAGTTTTCTAATAAATTTATGGATGAAAACGGAAATGTAACTGATTATGCTGGTTATCACAAAGCTCTTTACACTGCTAGAAACGCTGATAAAATAGCACATCATTTCTACGAGCAAGGCAAAGCTGATGCGACTAGAGATATAGTTCAAAATTCAAAAAACATTAATCAAAACCCTAGATCGGGTGAACAGGGTGAAGTGATGCCTAATGGATGGAGAGTTAGAGCTATTAATGGCGTAGATAGCACTAAGTTGAAAATTAAAAAAAGAACATAATAAAAAATTAAACTATGAGTTTATCAGGAGGAGCTGTTCCACCAAGTTTAAAACCAATGCCAAATCAGGTAACTGTTCAAGACAATTACATTGACTTTAACAATTTACCAGCAGGTGTAGAACAATGGACACAGCAATATCTACCAGAATTGTACGAACAAGAGGTAGAAAGATATGGAAACAGAACTTTAGGTGGTTTCCTAAGAATGGTTGGTGCTGAAATGCCAATGACATCGGATCAAGTAATTTGGTCTGAACAAAATAGATTACACGTAGCGTATGATACTGTTGAAGTAGCTGCTAATGGTGGTGGTAACAAATGTTTAGTTACTATTACTCCAGGTAATGGTAATCCAAGTACTTCAGGTGTTAGAGTTGGTAATACAATTTTAATTTCTGATAACGCTACAGGATTAGTAACTGTTAAAGCTTTAGTTGTTGGATTAAACAACGCTAATGGTTACGTGTTAGAGTGTGAATTATACGAAAGTACTTTTGCTAATATCCCAGGTGGTATTGTAACAGGTTCAGGTTCTAATAGCTTATTTGTATACGGTTCTGAATTTCCAAAAGGAAGTGACGGAATGTCTGGTGCTATTGAGCCAGGTGTTACAACTTACAATAACTCTCCAATTATCTTAAAAGATAACTATGAGTTGAGTGGTTCTGATGCTGCTCAAATTGGCTGGATTGAAGTTGCAACTGAAGATGGAACATCTGGATACTTATGGTATCTAAAAGCTGAAGCTGAAACAAGATTAAGATTTGAAGATTATCTTGAAATGGCTATGGTTGAAGGTGAGAAAATGACAGGTACTGTTGCTTTTGGTGGTAACTTTAAACCAACTGGTGGTCCAGTTACTCAAAACATTAAAGGTACTGAAGGTTTATTTGCTGCTATCGAAACAAGAGGTAATGTATACTCTGGTTTTGCTGGTGCTGCTGCTCCAGGTTCTGGTGCATTAGGAGACTTTGATGAGATCTTAAAGCAATTAGACAAGCAAGGTGCTATAGAAGAAAATATGTTGTTCTTATCAAGACAAACTGCTCTTGACTTTGACGATATGTTAGCTGCTGTAAATGGATCTTTTGCTTCTACACAGTCTGCTTCTTTCGGTTTATTCGATAACGAAGCTGAAATGGCTCTTAACTTTGGTTTCAATGGTTTCAGAAGAGGTTCTTATGACTTCTACAAAACTGATTGGAAATACTTAAATGATGCTACTACTAGAGGATTAGATAACGCTATTGATGGTGTTATGATACCAGCTGGTACATCTACAGTATACGACCAAATGATGGGATCTAATATCAGAAGACCTTTCTTACACGTAAGATATAGAGCTTCTGAAACAGAAGATAGAAGATTCAAAGCTTGGATCACAGGATCTGTTGGTGGTGCTTATACTACTGATTTAGATGTATTAAGAGTTAACTTCTTATCTGAAAGATGTTTAGTTACGCAAGCTGCAAATAACTTCGTGTTATTTAAAGGAGCTTAATATTTTTATAATGAGAGTGGCTTTTTTGTCACTCTCTTTATTAATCTTTTAAATAATAAAAATTATGAAAAATATAATAAAGCTAAAATCATATACTGAAGAAGGAGACCCTAATGCAAAAGCAGTAGACGTATATTTCAATGTAGCAGGATATGTAACTATTAGG